CAGATCGTATTCTTGACCTAGAAGATGCTTTAGAAGAATTAAAAGCAGAATTTGAACAACTAATGGCAGGCGAAGGCGAACCAGAAGGCGACATGGGTGCTGATATAGGTGCTGACATGGGCGGCGATAACATGGACGACATGCTTGCTAAAGAAATGGGTGCTATGCCAGTAATGGAATACAAGCACAAAGTAACAGCAAAAATGGGTGACAACGGTGCAAACGCCAAGTCAGTCGTAGCTGGTAAGAACGATATGGGCGGTACAACTGCTAATATCGCAAAGGGCGGTACAGAGCCTGACAGTTCTAGTACAAAAGGTGGTTTACTAAATCCTTCTACTAAAGAAGATAACGCAGGTAACGTAAATGTTCCAGGCGGAAATAAAGTAAAACTAAGCCCAGTTAGCGGTGGTCACGGTGCTGAGAAAAAAGGCAAAGGTGAATCTGCTGATAACAAGAAGTCGATCATTGGTGGCAAGTAATTAGATGTTATACCTCCGAGAAAACCTGAGCTTTGATCAAGCTAAAATCGTCGTTGAATCTGACGACAAAGAGGGTAAAAACTTATACATGTCCGGAATTTGTATTCAGGGCGGTATAAGAAACGCTAACCAGCGTGTTTATCCTGTGGGCGAAATTGGCAGGGCTGTCAAAACCCTTAACGATCAGATTCAGAACGGTTACTCAGTTCTTGGAGAAGTAGATCACCCTGATGATTTAAAAATTAATTTGGATCGTGTATCGCATATGATAGTTAATATGTGGATGGACGGTCCAAATGGTTACGGTAAGTTGAAGATATTACCTACACCAATGGGACAACTAATTCGCACCATGCTTGAAAGTGGTGTGAAATTAGGCGTAAGTAGTCGCGGATCCGGAAACGTCAAACCAGACGGTTCCGGTGAAGTATCGGATTTTGAGATTATCACTGTAGATATGGTAGCTCAACCTAGTGCCCCCGGAGCATACCCCACACCAATTTATGAACACCTGATGAACAGTCGCGGTGGTTATAGTGCTTTCCGTATAGCGGAAGAGGTGCGTGGCGATCCTAAAGCACAACAATATCTCAAAGAGAGCCTATTAGGAATAATAGGCAAACTCCAATAACAAGGAGAATCACATGTTGGATGCACTAAAAACTTTATTTGAAAACAATGTGATTTCTGAGGAGATCAAGCAGTCAATTGAGCAGGCTTGGGAAGCGAGAATCACTGAGAATCGCGAACAAGTTTCTGCACAACTACGCGAAGAGTTTGCACAAAAATACGAACACGACAAAGAAACTATGATTGAAGCTGTTGATCGCATGATCACAGATCGTCTATCAGAAGAACTTGTTGAGTTTGCCGACGATCGTAAGCAATTAGCTGAGATGAAGGCAAAGTATGCTGTCAAGATGAAAGCAGATAGTAACCTAATGAAGGAATTCGTTACACGTCAACTGTCAGCAGAAGTCAAAGAATTACACGAAGATCAAGTCGTAATGGCTGATAAATTCGGTAAACTAGAACAATTCGTTGTAGAGGCTCTAGCTCAAGAAATTACAGAGTTTTACAAAGATAAGCAAGACTTGGCTGAAACCAAGGTTCGTTTAGTTCGCGAAGGTCGCGAACAACTCGCTAAAGTTAAGCAACAGTTTGTAGAGCGTGCCGCTAAGATGGTTGAATCAGTAGTAACAGAGAACCTACGTTCTGAAATTACTTCACTGAAGGAAGACATCGAAGCCGCTCGTCGCGCAGATTTTGGACGTAAGTTATTCGAAGCTTTTGCTTCTGAATATCAGTCTAGCTACTTAAACGAGAAATCAGAAACTGCTAAATTACTCAAGGTCATAGACACGAAAGATCTAGCTGTCCAAGAAGCTGCCAAAGCTATCGAGGAAGCTCAACAGATAGTAGAAAGTAAAGAAGCAGAAATTGCGGCTTTGAAAGAAGCTCAAGAACGCAAAGAAATCATGAGTGAGTTGCTTGCTCCGTTAAATTCAGAGCAACGCGAAATCATGGGTGAGTTAATGGAGAGCGTGAAAACCTCTAAACTCAACGAGAGTTTTGAGAAGTATCTACCAGCAGTTATTGCCGGTAAAGCTCCGCAGAAGAAACAGGCACTTGTAGAGGCTAAAGAAATTACAGGTAATAAAGAGATTACCAACGCAAATCGTAGCGGCGAGAACGATTCAAACATTGTTGATATTCGTCGTCTCGCTGGACTAAAAATTTAAGGAGAAATTAAATGTCTGAACTACTAAACGGCCGTTGGGCGGAAACCAAAGAGGCTCTATTAGAAGGCCTACAAGGTACCAAGCGTAGCGTAATGGGAGTTACTTTAGAGAATACTCGCAAGTATCTTTCAGAATCAGCTACAGCAGGTTCTACTTCTGCCGGCAACGTTGCAACCCTAAACCGCGTGATCCTCCCAGTGATCCGTCGTGTTATGCCAACCGTTATTGCTAACGAGTTGGTTGGCGTACAGCCAATGACTGGACCAGTGGGTCAAATCCATACTTTACGTGTTCGTTACGCTGAAACTGATTCTTCAGGTTCTGTAACAGTAACAGCAGGTGAAGAGGCACTAAGCCCATTCAAGATTGCTGAATCTTATTCAGGTGCTACAACAGGTCGTGCTGCCTCAACAGCTAGCCTAGAAGGTGCCGCTGGTAAGAAGATGAGCATTCAAATCCTCAAGCAAACAGTTGAAGCTAAGACACGTAAGTTATCAGCTCGCTGGACATTTGAGGCTGCTCAAGATGCACAAGCTCAACAAGGCATTGACATCGAAGCAGAAATCATGGCTGCTCTAGCACAAGAAATTACAGCTGAAATTGATCAAGAGATTCTAAATTCTCTATACAGTTTAGCTGGCTCAGCAGTTGAAGCTTTCGACCAGAACGCAGTTTCAGGTACAGCTACATTCGTTGGTGACGAGCATGCCGCATTGGCTGTTCAGATCAATCGTGTTAGCAACTTGATCGCTCAGCGTACACGTCGTGGTGCTGGTAACTGGGCAGTTGTTAGCCCATACGCATTGACTGTTCTACAGTCTGCTACTACTTCAGCATTTGCACGTACAACTGAAGGCACATTTGAAGCACCTACAAACACTAAGTTTGTTGGTACATTAAACAACGCTATGAAGGTTTATGTAAACACATACGCTGGCGACAGCACAGACGTATTAGTTGGTTACAAAGGTTCAAGCGAGAGTGATGCGGCTGCATTCTACTGCCCATACATTCCTCTAATGAGCTCTGGTGTTGTGTTAGATCCATCAACATTCGAACCAGTCGTATCATTCATGACACGTTATGGTTATGTTGAGCTAACAAACACAGCTTCATCTCTAGGTAACGCCGCTGACTACTTAGGTCGCGTAAGCCTAAGCAACGTTTCTTTCAAGTAATCCGTTACTTAAAGAACTATGCAAGATTAGCCCACTTCGGTGGGCTTTCTCTTGATCAGCTAAATAATAATGTCTAATATGAGCTTGCCTTGTAGCAAGACTTATGCAGAATCCCTCTGCGTAGACCTAGAACGTCATATTTAAGGAGAAAACAAATGGGACGTCCATTAAACAAAAAATATTTTGCCAATACAAACTATCAAGATTTTGGCACAGCAAATGTTGGTGGCGAAAGCGTTGCCAGCGTAACCGCACCAGCAGGTACACTAGCTGATTTAGAAACAGGAACATTTACAATTCCTGCGGCAAGTATTACTGCCCCAGACATAACCGGCGGCGCAAAGCCAGTTTTACAAGTAGTTGTAACCGGTGCAACAACATATACAGTAAGTGTTGTATCAGCAGGTTCAGGATATACAAGTGCTCCAACAATTACATTTAACGGCAGTATTACAGGCGGATCTGCTTCAGGTAGTTCTACACCAGTAGCAACACTAACATCTAGTACATCTGCTCGTCAGAACGGTATTAAGTGTGAAACACAATACGGTTCAGGCGACAGCGAAATTACTACCGGCGACATTATTAAACAAGAAAGTTCTAAGCGTTATAAAGTTCAAACATCTCAAGGTACTGGTTTCTTTACACTAGTAACAACTGAATCTAAATCAGCCGGCGAAATGTCAATTATGGCAACTGACAGCGCAGGCGGCACATACCTTGTTAAGAAATTAACTGCTCGTAAAGCAGTTCTAGTTCCAACAGCAAATGCACACGGCGGATCAAGTTCAGCAGGAACACAGTTTGCCAGCGGCACAACTGCTAAATGGACATTTGGTTCAGCTGTTTTAGATACAACTGTAACTATTGCTAACCAGTAATTAACAAACGGGGGCTACGGCCCCCACTAAGGATTTAGAATGTCTAGAATATTAAGAGTTAGTCAAAGCGACTACAGGATTAAAGTAAAAGATGAAGGTACTATTACATTAGATACCGGAGTCGATGTGGGTCTTGTTGTTATAACAGGAGACCTAGAAGTTCGCGGAGAAACTACAACTGTTAATACTACTAATCTAGACATTGAAGATAATATTATATTTCTAAACAAAGGTGAAAGTCCTAGTCATGCAGGAGTAACTGAAGATGTATCAGGTTTAGAAATTGATCGAGGTTCTCTAGATAATGCTCAGTTTGTCTGGGACGAAAATAGAGGAAC